CTCTCTAGACTGTTCTAGTGTTACATGTGTAAAGGCGATCCGTTCAGCAATCTCTTCGATAAACGGAGTGTATAACTCTGGGTTATTTACAAAAGGCTTTAGTGTATTGTTCACGACCAGTTTCATTGTACCTGTTGATTACCTGAGAAGCCCTGTTCTCCTGGTGTAGGAGCTGTCCCAGTACCTATGGTGCCACCCCCGCTACCTTGAGTATCCTGTACCTGTGCGCCAGCAGGAGCGCCCTGAGGACCAGCTGGAGGTGCTACTCCTGGTTCTGGTGCTGGTGGTGGATTAGCTGCTTGGAACTCTTTTAAAATTTCAGCTTGTACTGCTGCCTGTGCCATGTTGTTGCCAACCTTATCAGGGTCAAGATCCATAGACTTAGCAATCTCACGTACAATATAATCCATACGTGCAAACGGTGCTAGTGCAGGATTCTGTACAACTTGCAGGAACTGCATTAGGCGTTGGCTACGTACTTCATTAGCCATAAGACTTTCAGTGCCACGAGCTTTTACTTCAAGGTCACCTTTAATATCTGAGTCAAAGTTAAACTGCATATTAAAGTTAAAGAAGGCTTTGCCTAGTGGTCCAAGTAAGTAGTCATCTATGTTCTTGACAACATTTCGTATGCTGCCGTTAGCTGCAGACATAAGCATGCTAATGCCAGAAGCAGTCCTTCCTACTCCTGATACTCCAGTTTGTCCGTGTGCAAAAGATGGGAATCCAGTTGACTCATCTGCTAAGACTCTTGCTTTGTCAAACATTTGCATGTTCTCGTTAGATACGTTAGGGAACTTGGTTCCAAACACGGCTTGACCAGGTGCCCCTCCCTGTCTCCTAAACACCTTCCCTGGATACACGGAGAGGTCTTGCCCTGGGACGAGATTCGTCTCGTCAACCTCAATAAGTAGGTTACCCGATAGTGCAGCATTATCTACTGCCATACGCATAAACCCATTCATTAGGGTTTGGGTATCATCCATATTTTCTGCAATACCTACACCAAAGATACTGTAAGGGTTCATCTCATAAGGTGCAGCAAAGTATGGGATGTAGGAAGGAGTAAACGGGTTCATCACTAAACGTAGAACTTGTCCGTTACAGATCCAGATGTTGACACTGAGTTGCTCTGCATCTCTAAGTTCACTGGGAATATCTACATCTTGTTCCTCTAGGATAGAGGTATCTACAAAGCCCCAGAACTCAAGAACCTCAAAGCGTTCTGCTTGTTCCTGCTCTCCATTATCTTCCATAACTTGTTCCCACCACTCTTTGTTGTAGGACTCACCAAGTTTTAGAGCATTGCTAATAGCATTCTCACGAAAGTATGGACGATTCTTTAGACCACGTACCTGTGAACGAGACATCTTGTGACGTTCTACAACGTACTCTGCCTCTTCCATAGTAGCAGCATCTGGGTCAGGATAGAAGTTCCATATAGATACAGAGCTAGTCTGTGGGACAGTCTTAAACATAGGAGAGTAATTACCCTCTTCATCCCAGTTAGCATACTCTTTATCTACAGCAAATGGACCTTTCATAATGCCAGTACCAAACAGAGCTGACTCAAAGGCTGCAGCACGTAGGTGTTTCTTTGCGTGAGACTCTTCTAGCTGGTCGTGTATCTTCTTCTCCATCTTCTTTGCAGACTCATCCGCAGGGTGAAACTGAGGAGAAGTAGGGGTCTTAGCTGCACCAGGTTTCAGGTAATCTATTACTGGATCAAGATTTTTTTCCATACCTGCAAGACGTTCTTTAAGATCTTGAGTTGTTTCACCAGGAAGTAGATCAGGTAATGACTCTTGAGCCTTACGTTGATCTGGGTTAGTTTCAAAGCTTACTGTTTCTTCTACACCGTCTGGTAGTATAGAAGGGTCAATAGTGATAGGAAACTTATTACCACCAAACAAAACTTCAGCAATCTGACCGTAAGCAGCTAGTACTTTAGTCTTAGTAACCTTAACAAAGATATTAGATCGTTCAGTGGAAGTAAACTGTACATCAGGACCATAGATGCCACGGTAGTTACGATAAGCTTGTACCCAACGCTCTTCATCAACTTGACGTGCAGTCTCAGCTTTTGAGTATTTATCCCGTACAAAAGTTACAATTTGACCTGCTGCTGGGTCTGAGTAATCTTCTTTTTTAACATCATCAATAGACGAAGTTCCCTCCGTGTCCATGATCATGTCTTCAAAATCTTCTTCCATGTCTTATCCTTAATATCCAAAGGTTGCGTCTGAAGCTTGGAACCCTGTGCTTTGACTACTTATATCAAAATCAAATAGATTACTTCGTGGCCTAGTCATTATACCGTACCTTAAGGCATCATACAAGTGGTCTTCTGCATGTGTATCTACATCTTCAGGATTATTCTTATCCAAAGGTATAGCAGGTATTTGGGAAATAGTATTAGTGCAATTATTAAAAAAGACCATTCTAGGTTCTTCGGTAAACTCATCTACCTGTAAACGTCTATGTATTTCGTTTTTACCAGCTACACGAGAGCCTCTAGACCTATCTGAAGGCCTCCAACGGCAACCCTTCATGATCATCTGTTCAGCCAGTGATGGCCCAGTATCACCACGATTATGCCATAAACTAGAATCCAAAACACCATAGCGTATCTTTTCACCATCTTCTGCTTCTAGTATCATATCCGCTAGATCGGTAGCAGTAACCTTAGAGACATACATCTCCCTATAAACAACTACTTGCTCAGAGGGAGTTACAGTAAACCATAGTACACCTGTAGCAGATCCATAGCCGTAGTCACAAGCTCTAAACTTTACCCAGCTGTTAGGTATATCGTAAGGTTCTATTACGTGTTCTTTACGATTAAACTCTGGGAAGGCTGCACCCTCATTAATATCCCAGTCACCTTCTAGTAGCTGTCTTCGCTGATGCTCAGGTAACGACAGAAGATTAGCCTCATACATTCCATCATCTGCTAGGTAAGGATTATCGAATAAGGTAGCAGGTATAAACCTACGTTTAAACAGTGGCTCACCTTCTCTAGTGTGACCTTTCGGCCAGCATATAACTTCACCACTATCTGTATCCGTTGCCCAAAATGCTTCACTAGGAGTGCTAGGATCAATAAAGGTCTTCTTGACCCACTGATGTCCTGGACCTCCAGGGTTGCTAGTAGCTCTCATGTAAAGCGGTAAGCCACTAGCTCTAGTTGTTCTAAGTCGTGACCTCATGTAGTTCCAAGGGTATGGAGTAGGCCACTGTGTAAGTTCGTCAAAGCCAATCCAGTTAAAGGCCTGACCTTGGTATCTCATAACGTCATCGTCACGGTCTAGGTAAGACATCCAGAGAGTTGCACCACTAGGAGCTACCCAAGTCTTATCTCGTTCCATGAACTTAATCCCAGGAATAGCTTTAGGGTAAAGCTGTTTGGATACTGAGATAAGTTCTCTAAGTTCTTCTGTACTCCTACGTACAAGGAGCATCCTAGCATTAGGATTATTTAAGTACCGCACAGGGTCAGCAATCATTGCGTAGGACTTACCCCCACCTGCTGATCCACCGTAAAGTACTTCTTGTTCTGTAGAAGCTAGGAAGTCTGTCTGTGGCCCCTCGTTAGGTTCAAAGATAACTTCACGGATTGCCTCTTCAATATCAATAGACTCAGGCTTCGGCTGGGCTGGACTCTTCTCTACCACCACGGATTTGGGCTTCGATTTTTTCTGCTTTGTCGAGCGCCGCTTTGTACCGCTCGGCAAGGTAGCGTTGGTTTGCAGCTTCTCTCTTACGCTTCTGCTCAAGTCTAACTCTCTTATATAGTCCTACATGTGATATATGCCGACCTGATTGATCACTTAACCAATTGGCTACATCACGGTAACTGTACTGCTTTAGGTGTTTTTTCGCTTGTTCGTACAGTTCTAGTTCTTCTGGAATAGGTATAATAATATCTTTGTCATCTGGATCTTGTGAGTACCCAAATGGTACTTGTCTACCTACTCTTACTACTGGGTGCCAAACATAGCCACTTTCGGTTTTGTCAGGCTTTGGAAGTTTCCAAGTTTTATCAAGCTTCATTTTCTTTAGGAGGTAAAATAAACAGGGGGCTTTCTGATTTGACTTCTACCTTGTCGGTCTTTACAAAACCAGCACGGTCTAAGAAGTCTTTAGCAGCAGCCATCTTCTCTTTATTCCCTAAGTCTGTTGGGTTAGTCATAACGTTCATCAAAGACCAAACAGCACGAGGGCCATTGGTAGCAATAAAGTCACGGGTACGATTAGCTATTTCATCCTTCAAAGGAGCCATAACTCTTGCAGAGGATTCTCCCTGAGCATACCCTGCAATCTTAAGTGCTTTAACTGGGTTGCCTTCGGCTTCACCAAACAAGGCATCAAGAAACTTCTGTTGCTTTTCTGTCATGTAACTTTCCTATGCGGTTTCACTTTGGCTCTAATCTTTTTAGGTTGAGCCACAAACTGCTTACCCGCCTTAGTGCCTTTTCGTTTTGCTCGTGATGTAGCGGCATACTCAGAAGAACTAAGAGACTTAATAGCCTTTGCAGGTAGATACCTTTCGCCTGTAGCCTTCGGACCTTGCGTTGATGGTTTACCACTCTTGGTTCTCCACTTCTGCTTAGTCCAAGCTGTTAAACTTTTTTGACTTTTACTTTTTGGCATCGTGCTTCTTTTGTACAGGGAAGTTAGCAGTAAGAGATGCACCCTTATGAGGCACAAACTTATCTTTATGTTTCATTAGTTTTAAGCTACCATCTTTTTGTTTCATCCAATGATAGCCTTTAGGTGCATCTACTTTCACTACTTATATCCTCCACCTTTAGCTTTGTATTGCTTTGCAACCATCTGGGCTTTCCTGGCGGACCATTGTCCTGGCTTACCACCTTTCCCTCCAGCTTTAACGGAAGCAACAAGGCGCTTACGCATACTAGGCTTAGTATAATTGCCCGCTGCATTAACCGTAGACTTTTTGCCTGATCTCACCTCTACTAATCCCCATGTCATGCAGCTCCTTGTCACTCAAGTTCATGAGAATCCAATAGTCTGCTCGTCGTTGTTGATTCTTTTGAATCGCTTTTAAAATATTCTTAAACATAGCACTACTCCTTTTTATTTGTGCAGGAGTAGTTTTACATAAATAGTTATATCATACTATAGATAAGATTGCAACCCCGTTATGCATTAACTGCGGTTCGGGTCAAAGTACTCTTCTACAGAAACAAGTACTTCCATAGTATTAGTAGTTTCACCATATACCATAATCTTATCACCTGAGTGTAAGTTAAAGTATCCACCATCAACTAGATTAACTACAGAGTGTCCTGCCATACTAAGTCCATTAGCTATGTAGTGGTACGCATTATCTTCAGCATGGTAAAACTGTACAAATACTTTCTTAGTAGAAGTAGAACTATTACTAATGTGTAGGTACCTAGTAATGGCACTGAAGTTAGCAGGGCAAGTATACACAGCGGTAGCACTAGCATCTGCCGAAGTAGATGCAATAGTGTACCCTTGTGTATGAAACTTTGACTTACTTAGATCTGGCATTAAAATCTTTTAAAGCTTGGCGTTGATCAAACCCACCACCTGGTTTTTCATACTTAGCTTTATTCTTTTTAAAGAAAGCATTAAACTTAGCAGAATTACCTTTTAACTCACTAGGAGATTTAGTGTCTACTTTACGTTGAGCTGTTTCACGTAAGCCATCTCCACGTCCACCTTTAGTGTCACTAATTGTGCTAGTAATAATATTATTTTTCTTAGGTGCACCCAGTGGTTTCTTAGGTGGCTTAATAGCAGCAATGGGTTTTTTTAGATCTTCTGCATATACAGCAGCCATGACTTTACCATCTTTATTGGTGTAGTAAAGTGATCCAGCTTTCTTAGCAGCAGCAATACTTTTGTATTTACTTGCATTCTTTTTAGCTTGGGTAGCAGTTTTACCCATAGCTTTTAGTTTACTATTCATATATTTAGTTAGTGATACAGCCATAGTTTAACTCCTTGCTTTACCGTTAGGCTTCATAGAGGCACCGCAATTAGCCATACCACCTTTATTATAACCAGATTTTTTCTTGATCATGCCACCATACTTATAGCCCATCTTAGCTGCTACTGCTGGTGCTTCTTTCTTTAATGCTGCCATTCCTGGATTCATTTTCTTTTTCATACTCTTTTCCTTTAAGCAATAATAAAGTCTACGATCTGCCCATCAGGAGTTCGTAGTTTGTTTGGGTTAGGGTTGTAAGCATACATCTGATTCACTATTTTAAGATCTTCTACTGGTGTATCAGGTGTAACTTTGTTAGGTTCTTTTTTGTCTGTAACTTTTTCAACAGGTTCACCTACACCATTTTCAAATACAATGTTTACATGAGTTTGGAATGGCATACTAGGTAAGGGAAAATGAGAGATGAGAGTCATTACCACTTAACCTTATGTGACCAGTATCTAGCTGATAACTTGCTAGGCTTAGAGTCTTGAGCATTATGTCTAGCATAATAACTTTTTTTACGTGCTTTATCTTTTGCAGATTTAGGATTCTTACCAGCACCACTTACACCTTGCTGCCCGAAACGAATAAACTTATAGGTGTCACCTTCTTTAGCCATAACACAGTGTGACTTCTTAGGGTGATTAGGAGTTCTCTTAGGTTTGTTTACACCCTTGAGACCTTCCTCTTTCATCTTAGTCTTGACTCGTTCAGGTATACTCATCAGATCATACTCAATGCTTGGTCTAGTGTTTCTTTGTTACGACGAGTCCAACCACGGCCAAAGGTCTCAAAGGTACGTAAGGACTCATAGAACTTCTGGCGTTGACTAAAGACACTCTCAATAATCATCTGAGGATCTTTGTTCATGACAGCTTGCAGAGTCATAGGCCCAATAGCCCCATCTGCTGTTGCTCCCACAGCACGTTGTATAGCTTTAGCTGGACGACCAGAACCACTATTAACGGCCCAGTCAAAGGCGCACCAGTCAACACCGCTAGGAAGATCATCACCACGCACCTTATCCCAATAATTCTTCTTGTAGATAGGAGCTACATCATCAGGCTTTAAGTCCATCATCTCAGACTTAGTAGCCTCACGCCCAATCCACTTGTCATACACAGCCTTAGTTACCCCAAGGTTAGTCATACCACCAGGATCTTGGGGGTGATTCACAAAACCCCCCTCGTGGTGTAGCAACATCTCTAAACATTTCTGAAAGTTCTTATGCATTATTTTTTCCCAAAGAATTTACTTACGGACCTGATCCCGATACTTGCTGAGACAATCCCACCTAGTGAATATTGATACCATGCCGGCATAGTTTCCAGTGCAGCAAAGCCAGCTTGAACAATACTATTACCCCAATCACCACAGAATGCTAGAATCAGTGGAATTGAAAAGAGTAAGGTAATCCATTCGTCTTTCCAAGAGTTCTGAGTAGCATTGATAGCTGCTAGATCCCAGTCAATCTCACCAGTAGCTTGCTTAACCTTAATTTCTGCATTAGCTTTCTGTACTGCTACCTTACCATCTAGGTAAGTGGTAGCTAATCCTCCAACTGCTCCTAAGATTTGTCCAATCATGTTACTTCTCGTTCCCTAACCACACAGCAAAGGCTCCAGTCATAGCTCCAGTTACTGTAGCAGTGAGTGCAGTAGCTTGTGAAGTCATATCAGTAGAAGATAAAGACATAAACCAGAAGAGAACCTCGATATACATCCAGGTCATAACAAACATCATTAGCCTTGGCATGATCTTCCAAGCTAGAATACGTTCCATTGCTATAGTCATTCCCATTCCCTTTTTCTTTTAGGCTCAAACACATCTGAAGCCTTAAGATGACCCTCTAAGTACATAGCTCTTTCAACTCTGTCCAGGGAATACTTAACGCCTGTGTCTTCTAGTATTTTATTTCTGATATAGAACACATCTGATCTTGGGA